ATAGGAATTTTTCAAAGCATCTTTAACGGTATTGATTGCCCCACCAACATTTCCGCTAGTAGTTTGATCAAATGCTTTTCCAGCAACTTTTCCACCTCTATTCCGACCAATCATTCCGCCGATAGGACCTGCCCGGTTTGTTCCAACGGTTTGACCAACTGTTTTACCAGTGTTGACAACAGTTGATCTAACCTTATTCATAAATGCATTTTCATCAACCATTTCACCTTCTGGTTCATATGAGTTTCTAAGTCTCTGCATTTTTGGATCCAAAGTTCCTGGTTTTGCGCCAGCAGCATTTTCAATTGCTCTTTGTCTAGCACCAGCACCAAACGGTTTTCCGTTAATAGTAGCATTTTGTCTGGCATTATCTAATGCTTCATCACCCTTTCTCTTAAGATATTTTCCTGCTTTATAAAGACCATATGCTCCTGCAGCAATACCAAGACCTCCAAGAACACCTTCGTCTAGTTCAGTTTTCCAGTTTGAGTAAGATTCTTTCATTTTTTTCTTTGGTTTGTCAGTAGAAACATAGGTTGGTTTAGCTGCTCCAGACTTTTGTTGTTGTCCGGGATCTTGTCTTGACTTTCTTGTGTCAGCCGATCGAAGTTCTTTCTTCGACATACTGGATTTCTTGGCCGAGGAGTAACACTTAGGTGTTCCCTTCTCACCAGGTTCATTTGCACAAGGGGAACCATCAGATTGAACCCAACCGGGTTTTCCGTCTTTTGATTTGGATTTGCCAAACCAATCACGGAGACCTTCTTCACTAACAGTCTGCTCATCCATTTTATCTGCGTAACCGGCAGCAGCATCAGTGTCGTGTGCGGTATCAGTAATCTTTGCTTGCATCCAGGCAGGAATATCTTTTTCCTTTTTACCTAATGCCTTTCTCAACTTTCTGATGTTTTCTGCTGACTTTTTGAGTTGACTCTGTGCCATTGCAACTTCATGATCACCATTTTTTCCTTCACTTACCTTTTCTCTACCCCTACAATGGGATTTCTGAGAGAATCCTTTTGGATTATCGCAATCGATGGATTTTTTATATTTCGCACTCCATGCTTCAGAGACGCCACCTCCGCCGCCTTCACCACCTCCATCAGAAGAGGAGCCATTCCCGTTGCCATTGCCATTTGAGTAATTTCCATTCCCATTACCATTCTTTTTTTTACCTTCAGTTTCCTTTTCGTCCTGATGCTCATTATCCCGCATCAAATATCCACTGGACATTACATGATAACCTTTAGGAATTTTCTTGCATTTTTTGGAGGTATTACAGTAGTAATAACCCTTTTTACAGGACTTTGCCATTATTTGGTCGGAGCGTCATTATTATTTAGAAAACCTTGTTTCAACAGTTTTGACAGTTCCGTTGTAGATCCAACAAACAGTGCATTATTTGTAACATTACTAGGACCTTTCTGTACAGAATCTTGCTCTAAATCTTTCACTTTCTTTTGCAAATCTGCCAACTTGTCGGTAGTATCTGCAACACTCTTAATAAGTTGTCCAGCAACTTCATATGCTCTAGGACTTGCACTTTCTCCTGCAAGTTCCATAATTCCATTTATTGCTTCTTGACCTTTTTCTATGAGAGAATATAGATTGGCACGAGTATATTCATAATCTTTAGTTATATCATTTCTTTCCTGTTTTGGGGGAACAGGTTTTATTGGTTTTGATTCAACAATGCTACTTTCAATATTAAGTGCATCGTCAATGGACTCATAATTATTACTCATGATTATTAAATATCAGTTTGTCTTGTGGGACTATATTTCTTAGAATCTGAGAAAAATTCCCAGTCCTCATCGAAACCAAAGTTGTCACCAGGTTGGAGAAGTTTATGATCTACCTCATTGATTACACCATCATCATTTCTATCAATCTTGGATGTTGGTGTAACGGTGTAGCGCATCTCACGTTTAGCAGTCTTCTGATCAGTGCTGGTATACATATCAACTTGAACCTTACGGATAAGTCCATCACTGCTATCGGCAACAGGACCAAACAGATATGTTTTTGCTGTAAATTGCAATGTATAAATTAAGGATCTTCTTGTATCAAAGTTTCCTTCATAATCATCTTGAAAATTTACAGATTCAAGGATGATAGGAATATCCCTCTTTTCTCCAATAGAGTCAATTAGATCAACAGTTAAGTTGAAATGTGGTTGAAAATATGGAAGAATTTGCTCTAAAATTTGCAATGAATCATCATTCAATTTTGACATAATATTGAGTTCAAATCCAATATTATATGGAACGGGCATAAAGACTTTCTTTGCCTTTGTTCCATCTTCACAAGTTTTGAAAGTTTGAACTAAACTAGACTTTCTTGTAGAATCATAGGAAATGTTTGACATTTCAAATGACATTCTAGGCATTGTAATTTGAATCGCTTTATTCAGATCTGCCTGTTGGGTTATTCTTGCCAGGAACTTTTGACTAGGACCATATGCTAGAGGAACTTTCAGGTCACTAACATCTTTACCAGCATCATCTTGATGGCGGATATGAATATCATTGAATAAAGTTCCGAATGAAATAATAGTTTTCCTAACTATTTCGTGATAATAATATGTTCCTAACATTAAAATGTCCCAAATGGATTGGTTTCAGTAAAGTCTAAAAGATTATCTCCGAGAGTTTCAAACTCATCGTTCTCGGTATATTTATCATAAGTATCATCTTGTACATAACTAAAGACTGGATATTCTGCTCCAGATGTTTGTCCAATTACAGTTTCTCCAGGATAGAATCCAATTGGTTGTGTAGAACCAATACTTACATTAGAAATCTTAAGAATGTGAGTGTCTTGATCATATTCCTTGACTCTTGCTTGTATCATAGACCTAGATCCCATAACAATTTCATTAAAGAGATATGTTCCAAGACCTGCTAAAGTTTCTGGGTCTGCAATTGTAACTGTTGGTGCGTTACTATATCCTCTTCCAGGATCTTTGACGTAAATTGATTTGAGAATACGACTGGATCCATCAATACCAATAGAAGCGATACCAACTGCAGTATGTGCAATACCACTTGCTGGTGGACCTGTAATGGTTACGGTTGGTGCAGTGCCGTAACCAACGCCACCATCTTGAATACTAAATCTAATTACACCTTGACCACTAGTTTCAATGGATGCAGTTGCTGCTGCTCCAACACCACCACCTCCAGTAATCGTAATTGATGGTGGTGTTGTATATCCTGCACCAGCATTTGTCATCAAAATCTTTTCAATTGAGGTAACTCTACCTCTTGTTGTCAAGAATCCAATAGCAGTTGCATTATCACCAATTTGTCCTGTTGGTGAAGATGATATTCCGATGATCGGAACTGAGGTAAATCCACTTCCATCATTATCTAGATGAATTGTTCTTACATAACCACTTGAAGTTGAACCAGTAATTAATGCTGTTGCAGTAGCAGTTTTACCAACTCCAATCAATTGAAGTGTAGTAATATATCCCTCATCCTGGACCTGAGTATCGATTGTTTCAATAGTGGTATCGATAACTTCGTTTTCATATTCAAAGAGTTCGCATTTGAGTTGATAAACGTAGTTCTTTCCTAACTGAAAGAATGGATCTTCGTGCTCAACAAATTTTACTTCAAATAATCTTTGACCTAATGGAAAATATACTAAATCTCCCTCTCTGGGGCGAGTAGGAGTAGGCATAATGGAATCATCAGTTCCATCATCTTGTCCTGCCATAAATGGCGCAATAAAATCTTCAAATCTTTCTTTAGATAGTGTAATGATTAACTCATCTCTTACACTTACCCCAAATTTTGTTAGGATATCTCCTGCTCCACCATATCCTTCAAAAGTATTGACATATGCTTCAATAGAAAAATTATCATCAAACTTTGATGTCTGTACTTCTTCAATAACTGTCTTTGTATTGACGTATTTTCTTGGAATATAAGTTACTTCAACACCATGAAAAGACAGATGCTCGTTTATTAGATCTTGGACTAATCTCTGTTCAGATGCAGTCCCTTGTAAGAAAAAAGGATTAAGTGCCATTATCCAATAAAGTCGAGAGGTGGCATTTCATATTCCATAGTCATACGAGATTTAATATCACTTAATTCTTGTTCTGCTTGCTGTAAAATTTCACCACCATTTAGTTCAATTCCACCAGGAAGTTTTACTCCTCGGAACTTACTAAGATTTCTTCCCCACTGACGCTTAATAACTGCTGTCAAATATCTCTTGACAAAACTATCATTGTAAACTTGTGAGAATGATTCTGGATCAAGTGCTCTATAGCACTCAAGTACAATAAAATTACCTGCACTCTGCGATCCCCAATCTATATCCAAATATAATCTATCTTGCCTCTTATTAAATCTGATCTGTTTGTCTGTCGTTAATAAATGATCTATAGATTCAAGATATGATTTCGTCATAGAATATTGAAGAAGTTCAACTGAATTGAAATAATAAAGAT